ACGGCAACGGTGCTGCCGCCTGAGTGGGTTAAATGGGAGACAAAGACAGGGCGCAAGATTACAGACATCAAGGGTGACGACTTGCTGGGAATGTCTGACCTTGCGTTCTTGGCTTATGCAGCTCTCAAGCGAGAAGCTGCTGGATTACCGTTAAAACCTTATGAAGCTTGGCTTGAGACAGTCGCAGAGATTGATCCCAATGAGCTAAGCCCAAAAGTCACGCCAGTGGCTCAGTCGGACGGCTAGTTGTCGAACTAGCAATCGCTACTGGTATCCCGATGTCCGAATGGTCATCGGCTGAAGACATCTTGACGGCTGTGGAAGTATTGGAGAAGCGCAATGGCAAGTGATCCAATCAGCTATGACAAGCAAGAGCTTGGCGCAATCAAGCGCGCTTTCAAAGCTATGGACGAACAGGCGCTTGCCGAAGCTAAAGAGAAATCAAGTGCTTTGGCTGACTTCTTGCGCGGCAAGATTATCTCTGCATCGGCTGGAAGAAGTAAAGCAGGCACAGCCGCTAGGCGCATCGCTGAAGGCTCTAAAGTAAGCAAATCATCAAAGCTTGGCGAATTGTCACTTGGCTATGCATCACAGCGATTCTCAGGCGGTGCGACTACGCAAGCACTCTGGGGCGGTATGGAATTCGGCTCAAAGAATTTCAAGCAATTCCCTAGTTGGAATCCGCAAGGCTATTTTATTTATCCAACGCTTAGGGCAAATCAGAGTGAATTAGTGAGACAATGGGAAGTCTCATTTGCAGAGATAGTTAAGAGGTTTGATTGATGGCTGGTTCAAGAACGCTAAAGCTGTCGATTCTTGCCGATGTTGATGATCTACGCAAAAAGCTTGGTAGCGGCAGTGAAGAAGTCGAAGGCTTTGGCGCAAAGCTTGGCAACTTTAGCAAGAAGGCAGCAGCAGCATTTGCCGTTGCAGGAGCAGCAGCCGCAGCTTATGCAGGCAAGTTATTAGTCGATGGTGTTAAGTCTGCAATCGAAGATGAGAAGGCACAGACCGCTTTAGCGACTAGCTTGCGAAATGTCGCAGGCGCAAATGACACCGTGATTTCAAGCGTTGAGAATTACATAACAAAGACGGCTTTGGCGGTAGGTGTGACCGATGATCAATTGAGACCAAGCTTTGATCGCTTAGTTAGGAGCACCAGAGATGTTGAAGAAGCGCAAAGACTTCAGACTTTAGCTTTAGACATATCGGCAGGCAGTGGCAAATCTTTAGAGGCAGTCAGCCAAGCTTTAGGCAAAGCATACGAGGGCAACACTGCAAGTCTCGGAAGATTAGGCATTGGCATTTCGGCGGCTGAATTAAAGTCAATGAGCTTTGATGAAGTGACCAAAGCATTGGCTGGAACTTTCGGAGGTCAAGCAACAGAGCAGGCAGAAACATTTGCTGGCAAGATGGCGCGCTTAAATATTGCTTTCGATGAAGGCAAAGAGACAGTCGGCGCATTTGTCTTAGATGCGATCACACCGATGGTCACAACATTTCTCGACAAAGTAGTGCCTGCAATTGGCTCAGTCGCAACATCTATTGGCGAAGATTTACAGCCGATTATAGCCAATTTAAGCACTTTCTTTCAAGAGACTCTAATTCCAATATTCAAGCAATGGTGGAGCTTCTTAACTGAGGTCATAATTCCAGGAGTTATTAAAACGGTAAAGCCAATCATTGAGGGATTATTTAGCGCCTTTGGAAGTGTTGCCAAAGCAATCAAAGACAATGAAGAGAAATTGAAACCCTTCTTTGAATTATTAAAAAATGTTGCCACATTTATTTATAAAACTCTAGCACCAGCTTTAGGCACAGTCTTAGGAGCAGCTTTCAAAGTCATTGGCAAAGCCATCGCAGGATTTATCACAGGCTTTTCGTCAGTCGTTCAAATCATTCAGTCGGTTGTCGATGGCATTAAGAACATCATAAATTTAGTTAAAAATAATCCAATCGTTAAAGGCATTGGCAGCGTGATTGATCGAGTCTTTGGCGGTGGCAAGGCAGCAGGCGGTTCAGTCAAGGCAGGCACTTCTTATGTCGTAGGCGAGCGCGGCGCTGAGATGTTCGTGCCAAAGACCGATGGCGTGATAATCCCGAATAACAAAATGGGCGGCGGTGGCGTAGTAAATAACTTCAACATCAATGTCTCTGGCGCTTTAGATCAAGAAGGTGTCGCTCGACAGATAGTTGATTTATTAAATAACAGCTTCTATCGAGGCACGGTCGGAGCTGGTGGGCTGGTCAGCGCATGACCGCATATACACCTGAATGGAAGGTGTTGATTAACAGCGTTGAGTTCCAGAATATAACGCTGGCTAATCTGACGATTACATCTGGTCGGACAAATATCTATGAGCAGGCAGTGGCAGGCTACTGCAATCTAAGCCTGATAAAGCTTGACAATACGGTGACAACCCTTGACATCAATGATGGCGTGACGGTCGAGCTGCGCGACACTTCAGGGGTTTATGTGCCTATCTTTGGCGGCTCAATAGCTGAATATTCGACAGAATTATCATCTGTCGGCACGGTGGCATCGGTTGAGACAATTAACATTCTGGCACTTGGCGCGCTCTCTCGGTTGCCACGATCTTTAACAAATGGGGTCTTGAGCAAAGACTTTGACGGTGATCAGATTTATACCATTCTGGAGCAGGTCTTATTCGGTCGCTGGAATCAAGTGCCTGCCGCGCTTACATGGGCAGCCTATGAGCCTACTGAGCAATGGCAAGATGCCTTGAATACAGGGCTGGGCGAAATAGATAGGCCAGGAGATTATGAGCTGACTGATAGATCATCAAGTGTCACCGATGTTTATTCATTGGTAGCAGCTTTAGCAACTTCAGGTCTTGGCTATATTTACGAAGATGCGGCAGGTCGAATTGGCTACGCGGACAGCACACATCGCAGTCAATATCTTGCAGCAAATGGATATGTCGATCTAGCTGCCAATAGCGATGCTCTTGCTAAGGGGTTGAAGACTGCTGTGCGCGGTGGAGATGTTCGCAATCAGATAACAATTACCTATAAAAATGGGCAGACAGTCAGTGACTTGGAAGCTGACTCGATTATTACCTATGGGGCGCTGGCGCAGAATATAACTACCAGCCTCGAGAAGACAGCCGATGCGACTAGCCAAGCTGAATTCTATTTAGAGCTGCGAGCCTATCCGCAAGCCATATTCGACACAATTAGCTTCAATTTATCAAATGACTTGATGGGCAATGGTGATCGTGATGATCTAATAAATGTGTTTATGGGCATGCCTGTCAATATCACAGGGCTGCCACAGAATATGGGCTCGAACTTTCAGGGCTTTGTCGAGGGCTGGACTTGGACAGCAGGTATTAAGTCAGTGACCTTAAAGATTAATGTCACGCCGATTGCCTATTCGCTTCAGGCATTTAGATGGAATTCTGTGCCTGTCGGCGAGTCTTGGAACACTATATCGCCTACACTTGAGTGGTATGAAGCCACAGTGGTGGCATAGGAGGATAGATGGCAACGACAACACCTAACTTCGGCTGGTCAGTGCCGACCAGCACAGACTTGGTTAAAGATGGCGCAACAGCGATTGAGACACTTGGCGATTCAGTAGATGCATCAATGGGCGATTTATTAGGCGGCACATCTGGTCAAATCTTGGCAAAGAATTCCAACACAGATATGGATTTCGTGTGGATCACTAACGATGTCGGCGACATTACGGCAGTCACAGCAGGCACAGGAATAAGCGGTGGTGGATCATCTGGAGCGGTGACAATTACCAACTCTATGGCGACCGAGATAGATGCTAAAGGTGATTTAATTGGTGGAACTGGCGCAGATACTTTTGCAAGATTAGCGGTGGGTGCAAACGATACTGTTCTTACGGCTGATTCATCTACGGCTACCGGTTTAAAGTGGGCAACTGCTTCGGCTGGCGGAATGACTTTATTATCAAGCGGAACTTTAAGCGGTGCTACCGTAAGTTTGACATCAATAAGTGGATCTTATAAAGATTTACGTTTAGTAATTAGAAATTACAAACCTGCCACAGACAATGCAAGTCTTAGAGTTAGATTCAATCAAGATTCGACAGCAAGCCGACACGCCAATTTAGACCCATCACAAAGTAGTGGAACATTTACCAACACAGCTTGGGACGCTATGCTATATGGTAATGACAATAGTGTGGCAACTGGTCTTGCCATTATTACTTTATATGATTATGCCAATACAACAACTTGGAAATATGGTTTTAGTCAAATATTAAGCGTTAATGCAACTACGACAACAAACGCCAATAACAGCTCTTGGTTTGGAGCATATAATCAAACAGGTGCAATTTCATCATTAGATTTAATTAACACCTCTGGCAACTTTACTAGCGGCGATTATCTACTTTATGGGGTGTCCTAATGACTATTAAAATAATTCATAATATTGAAACTAATGAAATCATTGAACGCGATATGACTAATGACGAATTAGCACAATATCAAAAAGACCAAGCAGAGGCATTAGAACTGAAAGCCGAAGCCGAAGCAAAGGCACAGGCAAAGGCAGCAGCCGAAGCTAAACTTGCAGCACTTGGTCTGACTGCCGAGGACTTAAAGGCTCTAGGGCTTTAGCACAATCCCTCAAGATTATGACGATTTATGTTAATGGCACAGCTCAACTTCTATGCGAAATTGCTTTGGCTGAAGTTGGCTACATTGAAACGCCTGACAATATAACAAAGTATGGAGAGCACACGAAAGCCAATGGCTTGCCGTGGTGTGGATCATTTGTCAATTGGTGCGCGCATCATGCAGGTGTAAAGCTGCCATCAATGGTGAGCACTGCAATGGGCGCGCAAAGAATGAAAGATGTGGCGCGCTGGCATACAGAG